CATGAAGATAAGCACTTAGAAGTTTACTGTGATAATCATCCTGACGCATTTGAGTGTAGAGTATATGATGAGTGATAACTGATGGAAGGAGGATCGTTATTTAATCCAGGATTTACTGGATCTAGTTTCTTATGGTGGATCGGCCAAGTTGCCGATGAATCAACGTGGCGTGATAATGGTCTTCCAAGTCAGGGAGATACACCAGATGATGGTGTTCCTGGTTGGGGTTATAGGTATAAGGTAAGAATTATTGGTCATCATAGTGAGGATGAGTCTGCAATACCATCCGATCAACTACCTTGGGCTCAGGTAATGTATCCTGTTTGGGGTGGTGGTCAAGGTTCTCATTTCATGACACCAGGTATTAGGCAAGGTTGCTTTGTCTTTGGTTTCTTTATTGATGGCCCTGATCAACAAGTTCCTGTTATCATGGGTGTTCTTGGTAACAATGCCAAGACTAAGTTAGAAATGAAAACCTCCATGACTGGTGGTAAAAACTTTAAACCTCAAAGTGCTTATGCAAAGAGTAAAAGTCAAGAACCTAACGAACAAAAGAAATTAAAAGATAGTAATTTAGCAACAGAACCTAGAGAAAAATATAATACTGCTGCAGAATCTACTGACTTTGTTCATCAACGTAGTGCAGGAGATGAAAAGAAAGATAAGATATTAAATAAAAAACATGCTCTTGCATGTCCCGATCCCAATCATAAGTCTGAGATGAAAAATATCCAGACTGTTTCTGAAAGTCTTTCGGAAGGCATTCAGGAAATGCAGAAGTCGATGCAAACTTTTAAAGATGCAGGTGGATTACCTATTCTTAAAGCAAATAAGAGTATAGATGCAGAAATAACTAAAGCATCGGAAGAAATGTCGAAGTATATGAAAGGTATATTAGGTAAGGTTCAGCAATATACTACTGATCAGTTTAATGAGACTGTAGCTCCATTAATTAATCTTGCACCTCCATCTCATAAACTTGGTATTATGGAGAAACAGATTGAGGGTCTTGAGAAACTTGCTTGTGCCTTCAATGGTATGGCTGGAACTGCATTAGCAGCATTACTTGCTGCTGCATTAAAGAGTGCGTTTAAGAGAAAGAAAAATAGATCACAGGGTGTTCCTCCTGTAGGTATCAGCACGGTATCAGGTGCTACTAGAAATAACAATGGAGTTCTTGAAGTATTTGTTCCTGTAACTGGAGAAAGTGGTGATACTCGTGGTGCATGGCAATCAACAACAACAGCACCTACACCACTTAATACACAAGGAGCTGATATTCTTCCACCTCTTCCTCAAGATGGATATTATTCCCCTACTCCTATTTGTTCAACTGAAGAATTGATTGGTGAGGTATTAGGTGCTAATATTAATACTATTATGTCAACATTTGATTCTGCAGTGGGCCCAGTGATTGATGAGGTTAGAATTTCTTTAGGTCAAGAACCTACACAGTCTGGATCAGCACCCGTGGGATCAATAGATAATTCAATTAATGAGAGTACTGTATTATCATCATTAGCATCGGGTGATCTTATGAATAGCATTTCTTCTGAGATGGCAGTTCAATCTGGTGTAGATCCTAAGAAAATTAAAACAGTTTCTGGATCATTCACAGCAGGAGATTATCCTACTGGTTTAACCAGTCTTATTGATCTTGCTGGTAAAAATACACCAGCGAATCAAGTTCTTATTGCTAGTGCTGTTTCTGCTCTTGCTTCTGGAGATATTCTTGGAGGATTTTCAAGTGTATCTAATATGTTAGGAATAGATCCTAAATTTATGAATGGAGTTGGTAATGCATTTAGTGCTATTAGAACAGGTAATATTTCTGGTTTAGTTGGTGCTGTGGGGGGTCTTGCTTCATTAAATGGTGGTATTTTAGATTCTATTATAGGTAAGGGTGCTGCTCTTTCAGGCCCTCTTGGTAATTTTGCTGGAGGTTTAGGTGGATTGGGTGGAATGAATTTTGATATTGGAACTTCAATTGGTTTTATTAAATCTGTTACTCAATTATTTAATTGTGATCCAGAACCAGAGTGTTCACCTAATGATACTCATACCATGCAAGGTGGTGGTGGCGATGGTGGAAATCCAAGTGAGGCATCTGTAGCAAAGTCAGCAACTGATGCATCAAATAAACCAAGAGAATCCTATGGATCTAATACATTAGCAGAAAGAAAATCTGAAGAGGCTAAGAAAGGTAGAACGGTATCTCAAGCAGAGATTAATTCTATACGTAATGCACCTAAGACTGCTGCTAAGAAATATATCCCACCAAGATCATCGTATTAAAACCATGCCAATAATTCCAACATCATTTGATAATATTAAAGTAGGATACGTCAGTCAAACTGAGGGATACATTAAGAATGTCTCTCTTACTGATGCTAATACCTATGCCCAATCTTTTCCTGACACTCAGTTTATTTTTATTGATGGGGATGGGAATGTTCAATACTTGAATATAGATCAAGTTAATGCACTCACACCAAAGAGTTTACTAAGATCAGATCCTTGTGATACATCAGATAAGAAATGTGGCCCTCCAAAACTCAAGTTCTTTGGTGGTCGTGGTGTGGGAGCACAGGCAAATCCCATAGTAGATGTGAATGGTAATTTGATTGCAGTTGATCTTGTTAATGGTGGATTTGGATATAAATCACCACCTCAAGTTCAAGTGATTGATCCATGTCAGAATGGTAGTGGTGCAGTTCTTAAAACAATTATTAAAGATGGTATTGTAGTTAAGGTTATAATAGGTGATAGTGGCAATGGATATCTTCCACCTCCACCAGAGAGCACTAATCAATACCCTGCTGTTTTAACTTTAACAGATGTTGTAGTAAAGGATCCTGGTATTGGATATAATTGTGGTGTAGATATGTTGACAATTACACCTAGTAATGGTACAGTTTTGTCTTATAAGTGTGATCCCTTTGGTAAGATTAGGTCAGTAAGTGTTGATAAAGGTGGTAGATTCACTGAACTTCCACAAATCATGATGGATACTGAGACTGGTTTTAATGCAAAGTTCACACCTTTCTTTGATGTCATTCGTGATCCTCAACCAATTGAAGCTGAAGCGACTGATGTTGTTCAGGTATATGATCTAGTAGGATTAAATGTTCAAGGTTGGGTTGATGGAAAAGTATATTATGGAAATACATTCTACGTTAATGGTGTGAAGTATGCTGGCACTAACTCTAATAGTAGTAATTATGTTAGAGTTTATAATACTAGAAGTGGAAGTATTGCAAATGCAGAATCTCTTGTTGGGTATGTAAATGGTCAACCTTATTATGGTTCTTATCATGCAATGTCAGATGGCAGATTAATGACTGGTGCTATTCATTCACCTGCTAGTCAGTTGATATCTCAAGCAACAACTGCTACTGGTTTCAGTGTAGCGGAAGGTTTACCTACTTCTGAATCTACTTCATCAACAGATACACCTTCAGCACCTACTAGTGTTTCTCCTACACTTACTGCACCAGAACCAACACCAGCACCAGCACCCGCACCAACACCTACTCCATCACCATCTCCACCACCAAGTAGTGGTGACAGTGGCGGTGGCGGCGGTTACTCAGGAGGATATTAATGTCTACTAAAAAGAATTATTGGAAGCAAGTAATTAGCACCATGAATGGGTGGATTTCTTTTGGTGGTTTAAGCCCCAAAGAAGATGTCACTCATAGTATTGAGTTGAAAGCGATGGATGGTAGACACTTCATCACTATGGAGGAGGATGGAGTTCGTCAAGGATGGACTACTTTAAATTCTCCTGGTGCAACAATGATACATTGTGGAGAAGACCTTGTAGAGTTGGATGATAGTTCTACCACATCTAAGACAGAGAAGGAAGCATTTGTTGTTATTGCAGAGAATGGTGACATTCAATTGAAAGCAGCGAATGGTAAGATTAGAATAGAAGCACTTGATATAGAGTTTGTTGCAACAGGTAATGCTCCTGCAGGTCAGTTCTGGGTGAGTGCAAACGAATCTATTAAATTAGATTCAAAAAATATTACTATAGATGGTAAACAATCTACTAAAATTTTAACCACTGGTCTTATGACTATCTCTGGGGGCTTGGCAATGTCGATATTTGCCCCTATAATAGGTGGAGTAAGTGCAGCAACTGTTAGCAAGGGATTACCAATACCAGGTAAGATATTCGGTAGTGATCTATCTAAAAAAGAACAATAGGAGGTAACATGTCATTTGCATTCGATGAAGTTTGGTGTTATGGGGGTCAACTATCAAGTAATAAGAGGGAAGTTGTTCCTGAAGGATTAGGAAAGGGTGAAGATAAAGTAACTCATTCTTTGTATATACAAGGCCCTTCACAATTTGGAACCAACACTTCTTATAGTGGAAGTAAGGGTGGTGTTGAAGCAACTGTTATGATTGCTCAGAACGGAACTTCAGTTCCTACTACAAAATCTCTGTATATAAAAGGAGACACAAAGATAGAAGGTGATGGTCAAGAATCAAATGCTGTTCATATTTCAGGCCCAACAACTGATGTAGTTTATATTGACGGTGATGTTTTTGTTACTGGTGCTGTAGATTGTGGTAACAAAGGAAAACTTGCATCAAGATTTGCTGCTGCTGATGCATCACCAAAACCATTTGACTTAGTTCACCCTACAAAAGGGAAAGGTCACCGACTTAGATATGCATGTATTGAGGGCCCAGAGGTTGGTGTATATTGCAGAGGAAGAGTAAGAAATGAAAAGATAATTAAACTTCCATACTATTGGAAAGATTTAGTAGATGTTGAAAGTATTTCTGTTCAACTTCAACCCATTGGTGCTCACCAAGATGTGATTGTCAAGAGATGGGATGAAGAAACCATATATCTTCAAGCACAGGGTGGATTACCAGTTAACTGCTTCTATCATGTCTATGCAGAGAGAAAAGATGTTAACCCATTGGTAGTTGAGTATGCAGGTGATACGTGGAAAGATTATCCAGATCCAAACTTTAATCCAGAAACAGCACCAGAGAATCCAAACTTCAATGATCCAGAGTATCGTGGTAGAAGAAATACGATTACTATTTGATGAAAAAACTTATATATGTAGAGGATAATTTTTTAGATTCCTCTTTGTGTAAACCTTTTATTGATCTATATGATATTAATAAAGAAGATCGTTCATTAGATGCTGTAACACATTCAGATCCAAATGAATCTCTTACCTTTCAACCTAAATTTGAGTTTGATCAAAATTATGGTGCAAAGTATCTTGGGGGTAATGTAGATCCTATTGGTTTAAATTCTACTATAGCATACAGAAATGAGGAACTTTTTAATAGAGTTATCAATAACGTAACAAATCGCTGTAAGACATTTGAGAGTGAAATAGTATTAGATTATGTTGGAGTTGTAAGATGGCCCATTGGCACATTCATGAAACCTCATGTTGATGATAATAATGTTCATAGACCAGATGTGTTTGCAGCAATGCTTTACTTAAATGA